CCCCACCAAGGGCTTGGTTTACCGTTGTTACCATTGCTTTTACATTGACAGTAAAAGCAGTGGCTAAATCCAAACCGTCAAGGTTGTTGTCCCCATAAATTCTTACCGTATCGTCACCACCTTTTGTGCCGCCCACGGAATCATAGCCGTTGGTATTAAAATCAAATTGAGAGGAGCCCGCTGTATCTGTAAGAATGGCATTCATGTCTACCCATAAGCCACCAGATAGACCGTCAGCGTTGTTTTTGCTGCTCCCTGACGAGTTTCCTTGTGCTTTGATAGCTGCGTAGTCATTTGCGGCAGTGTCGGCACCACCATACCCGTACCCTGTGCCGGTGCCGTAAACCTGGATAAAAGTCTTTACGTCCGTGATGGGGTTAACCCCATTGTGCCGGATAAACAGATCCAGTCTGCCTGTGTTGTCCGCCTTGGTTGTGACCGGTCCGTAACTTCCATTAATTACGTTGCCGATATCGGCCCCCAAATTTGTAGGGCCAGGGCTTGCCAGGGAATCGGCAACTGCGGCTCCGCTGATAGTCTCCGAAATGGTTAAAAGCACCGCCACGGTGGTTACTCCTATTCTTCTGTAATAGTCGCAGTGGCACCGCCTACAGTGCCGTTGTATCCAGGTGCGTAGCTGCCAAAAGGAACCATTTGAAAGCTCCAAAGCCGCATAGGTATTTTCAACCCGCTGGGATCATAGCCAATTTCCCGAATCACGGCGGGAACACCCTCAAATACAGTGCTCTGAATTTGTACGTTAAGTGTAACAAAATCACCAATATCAAGCAGCATGGAACGCCATGTTGCGCTTAGGTGGACGTTTTCCAGATAGGAAGAGGTGAGCTTAAGGGTTTCCTTCACTTGGTCAATCACAACGGACTCAGTGTAAAGGTTCGGAAATACTATTACTTTTGAGATTTCCTTCCCCGCTTGGCCTATCGCCAGATTGTTGCGGTAAACCTTGGTTTCCTTCAAATTTTCATTACGGTTGGGGAGAAAATTGTAGACCCCTTTTACCCGGTTGAAGTTTACCCGCTCGTCAATAGACAGCGAAAAGCTGCCCTTTTCCACATCAGCATTTTTTAAGATAAATCCGGGTGTTGCATTGAAGTCCTCAAAGTGCAACGCGAACAGCTTTAACTTCAAAGACCGATCAATAAAAGCCTCAAGACGGACCTGTTCCAGCAGGGATAGGGCATACTCAAGGGCACTTTCGGGCTCCTGAATCCAGATTCGGGCTTTAAACGTGGAAATGGCTGACTCAGTGGGGGAGTTTTTATCTCTGTATGTGGCCCAGTTTGCTGCAAAGTCACCGGAAACCATGCCACCATAAGTTATAAGAATATCACGGGCTTGCCATACAGGGTTATCATCATGAGCACCCAAGTCCTTGCCCTTCACCTTTACATAAATCTCATCCCCCCTGGCGTATCCAAAGCCTGTGGTAACGCTCTCGTCCTCTGAGGCATTGGGTGTTATTGCTGTGAGTATACTCCCCTGAATTATCTGAAAGCTCGAAACCCCCGGACCACCAATGGACACATTGGTAATGTCACCAGCGGCGAATTTCATGACATTATCGCCCCGCCTAAGGTACACCTCGGCAGTGTCAAAGAAAGTCAGAGCATGAACAGCAATGACCAGCTGCAAGTTTGTAGCATGGCTGGTGTCTCCGTTTACCGTGGAGTCCGCCCCATTAACAGGAATAGCTGGCACACTGGCCATAATGGGATCTGTGTTAACTGTCCAGTCCCCGTATATGACGGGCACGTAGGTATTAATTTTGTCTTCTTCAAGATTCGGGTAATTATTTAGGGTGAGCACCTGCGTTGGGAAAGGCTTGTTTATGGAGTCAAACTTGTCTCTGGCAGTAAGGTTTATCCCAGATACATTACGCTTAAAGCCTGCCTGCTCTGTAATGGCACCTTCAAAAATTGTCGTGTAAGTGCTGGATGTTTCACCCAAGCCCAGCTTAACAGTTACTTTTTTTCCCACCCATCCATTGTAGCTGCCCCCACCGGGCAGTATGTAATTAAATCTCCCATCGACATTGGACAGGGGAGAAATTTCCAACGAGGAAAATTCAATTGTAGGGGATAAAAACTCCCCTATTGTTCTGGTGATAATAGGGAAGTTGACAAGTGCCTGATAAAAATTCCCTCCCACATACTTATTTCTGTCAGAAGCTTTTATTACTCCCCCCGCCGGATTCTCAATATCAAGAACCATTTCCAGCTTGCACACCAAATTGTCATGACTGGCGTCCAGAAAGTCCTGGTCAAGAACGGTGGCCCCTTCAAATTGTAGTCTTTTGTCATTGGACATTATTTGCTCTCGTCCAGATTTACCGTAAGGGTTACATAGTCTGCATCCCCGCCGATATACTTATGACGCTCTGAAGGTATTTCAGAAAGTTTGGCAAACACTGCAAAACGCTGGGTTTGCTCCTGGTCTGTGGCGCTGGGTGTTGGTATCCAAAGGGTCTTTACTACTGTCCTATCCTCCTGGATTATGCGGCGCAGCAGTTTGAAGTTATTCAGAGCAAACTCAAGAACCCTAAACTCCAGAGTCAGCGTTTTCTTTTGCGCCCGACTGTTGCTGACATTGGTAAAGGCTTCCGTGTTAACGCTGTCAGCGTAGTCTTGCAGCTTGTAGTCCACCTCATCTACAAAGCATTCTCCAAAGAACAGAGAGCCCGCCCCGAAAATGATTGTACCTATTTGCAGACCATTCGGGTCCGGGTTTGTCCCATCATCTATCGCAATGCGCCAATACCTGTATCCTGTGGTCGGAAGCTCCGGCGCAATATAAATAATGTTGGGGTCTGAAGCCAACACTGTGAGCGGGATAACCACACCAACAGAGCCAAAAGTGCTATCATTGGCCCCCAATAGATTTATTGTGGCGCTAGTGGTGAGGTTGTGCCCCAGCATGGCAAAGGTGTCCAGAAATACCCCTTGGGGTCTTTCAGTATCACAGTCAAGAGTAACTCCTGTGAAGGTTGCGTTACTCCTCCACACTTGCTCCACTATGTCAGTGTTTAAGTTACTGACATGAAAATCCCCGGCGGCGGTACTGTTGGCTTTCCAGTTGTCCCCGATACCCGCGATATTACCCCAGGCATTAACACCAGCGGCCAGACTATTCCCCCGGCTGGGGAACACGCGCAGAACTCGGAGTAAATTGGTGTTATACAGAGCTATGACAGCCTGCATACCTAAGGCACTTACAGCCTTAATGTTGGCCTGCATTCCCAGCGGCTTAGGAAAGTCCAGAACTTGTATGCTTGCCTGCATTCCCAGCGGCTTAGGAAAGTCAGCAACTTGTATGGTAGCCTGCATCCCCAAAGGACTGCGGAAGTCCTTAATAAGGATATTTGCCTGCATACCCATGGAGCCTATAGCTCCAAAGCCCCCAGTAAGGTACTGGTTTACAAGGTAGGCATCCTGCAAATATCCGTAATCTACAGTTACTACTGTCATGCTGTCCTAAGCCCCCTGTTGGACATTAGAAACTCACCCCTAAGGCTGGCATCCTTAAGCTCTTTTTTGATCGCAGGGACTATCTTTTGTCTTATCATACCCTCATTAATTTCACCGCCAGTAGTCACATTAAGGGTTAGATTTATTGAGTAATTAGTGTCCCCAGGCAGTTGCCCACGGTTTAGCGCTGCCAAGTTTGCCCCACCCAGCAGCCCAGCAGCCCGCTGGTTTATGACAAACTCACCCTTTTCCAGAACAAACGCGCCCTCATTGGGAGAAAGCCCCCCGTCATGAAGCCTCATCATATTGCGGAGAGCTTCCTTGATGTGCTTCATAATCTCTGTCTTGGGGTCAAGTGCTTTAAAGGGGTCTTTAATGGCTTCCCCTACGTTGACACCACCCACCGTCACACCACCAGAGCCGATGGTTACACCAGCGTCCCCGCCAATATTGACGCTGCCCTTACTGACAGACACCCCACCAAAACCATAGGCGCGAAGGGAGCCCTCAAACATGGCCCCAAGAACCCGTCTAATCATGGGGTCTTTGGTCAGGGATCGGGGAACAACTACCTCACCGGGGGAGAGCAGGCTTACTACTGTGTCATTTTTCAGCGAATCCCCGGCCACTTTTGCAGCCCCAGGAACTTGTCCACCTTTTGCAAAATTTACAAAGGGAACGTCTACGCCAATGATTTTTTCCACCGTCCCCTTTCCAGAGCTTTCCCCTGACATGCTAAATATCTTTTTCATCAGGTTATCTGGCGATATGGCCTTTAGCTGTGTCTCAATAATCTTCCCCACCCCGGATAGACCTGTTTCCAGACCCTCCCAGATAGCCGTACCAAATCCCTTGAATGTGGAGAGTATCTTATCCCCGCCAAGCTTGGTTATGAACTCAAACAGCTTATCCCTTGCAGCCTGGAACTTCTCCGGTATGGAGGTAAGAAACTCCACCAGCTTATTTTTCGCAGCAAGGAACTTCTCAGGCATGGCAGTAAGAAACTCTACCAGCTTATTTTTTACTTCCACTGCTTTTGCAGCAAGATCGGTCAACCAAGTGGTTAATCCGGTCAGGAAAGCCTTAAATTTTTCATCCATCTTGGCCACAAACTCCAGGAGCTTGTCCCTGGCATCTATCGCAGCTTGCTTTAACTTCGGCCCCAGATCGGTCAGCCAATTTAGTATTGGGTTAATCACATGATCCATAATCCATGTGAATATAACAGTTAGCGCGTTAGCGAATGGCTGTAGAATGTTTTCGTCGATCCATCTGAATATTACGCCAAGCATATCTATCCAATGCTCCAGCCAGCCTACAATCATTTGCCACTTCTCAACCAGCTTGGCTATCCAGGCGTTAAATACTGTCTCAAATTTCTTTACGCCTCTGTTTATCGCATTTTCTATGGCAAGGGCTCTTTCCACACCTTGAGCAGCTGCTTCCATGTCCAAAACTTTAAACAGCTTGGAGGCTTCATCTGTGGCTTTTGTAGCAAGGCTACGCACACCCTTGTCAAACTCCCGTCCTATCTCTGCTACTTTGTCTGATATCTCCAGCGGCTTAATCAGCTTGCCCAGTGCCTTATTAAGACCACTTACCACAGCCGTCACAAAGGCCAGTGCAATTCTAGGCATAGCTCTGATTAGGGACACCACAATTTTTTCCAGTCCCCCACTTAGGAAGAAGTCTACAAAGGCAGCAACAATATCCCCTTGAGAAGATATGAACCCCTCCACAAAAGCGAACACAATTTCGTCCATGTGCTCGGCAATATTTTTCACCAGATCGGGGACCATTTTGATGAATAGAGCAGATATCTGGCCGAATGCTTCAAGAGATTTGGTGATTATCTCAGGAAGCTTTGACAGTAACTTACCCACCAGATCGGGGACAGCTGCTAAAATCCTTCCAACAATTCCAGGAACAGCGTCCAACAAATTACCCAAGGCAGTAGCCAGCACATTTATCAGCGCTGGGAGCCTGTTTAAAATGTTCTGGATGATATTGGGCAATCTATCCAGAAGCACCGCAAAGGCTTTACCAAAGCCTGCAAGGATCTTATCAATCGAAGTAAGGAGACTTTGGAAAGCTTTTCCAAGCTCTACAGGCAATGTAGCAATATTTTCCAGTTGGGACGCCAGCCCCGAAATAGCAGCGGGGTCAAACAGTCCAGAAATCATGTCAGCGGCGGAGGCAATCCCTTGGGTTAAAATTTCGGTAGCGGAGGCAAGAGCTTTCTCCCAGTCAATATTTTCCCAGTCAATACTTTCCCAGGCGTCGGCTAACGCTTTTGCACCGGACTTCATTTTTTCAATAAAATTGTTACCCTCAAGTC